GGCAGAAATGCTCAGGCCCCCTCTTGCGAGAGAGCCGTTGATTTCTGGGGTTGGTATATGATAATTTACTTACTCCACTCAATGGTGGAAACCAACCGAAAATTCGGTGTCGCCCTTATAGGACGATGTAACCTCCCTGACGGGGAGGCATTGTTTTATTCTGCTCAATAGTGACACCGGCCCGTAGGACCGTTTCTAACTTTCGCGAGAACGTCGACTGATCAAAACGCTAATAAGATCACGGAGAGACCTCCGGACCTATACTGTTGATAGACAGTGGTGAATCAAAGCTGGGGAACTCAAATCCTCCTGGCACGGACCGCGAATGCGGCGTCGACTAGGTTAACAAGATAGAACTACCTATTCAAAGATCGTTGGGTGAGAACACCCCCCGTTAGAGTTCGGGTCACAAAACTTGGCATCGGAAGATGCTGCGTCGTGAGGACGCTATAAACTCCGCCCAAAGGGCAGGTCGTCATAGACGTTAAAGTATGGCAGAACAAACTGCTAAAAGATCGCTCACCAAGAATGGTGGTTAACCCGAAATGGTTTATAACTTCGCGTCATGTGTCGTGACGTAAAATCAGACTGCAGATGGGGCTGTATATCCTCACCGTAAAAGCTCGAGATTAAAGCTTGACTGCTAGGAGAAAGCTAGCACAGGTATGTGGGTAGCCGCAATGCTACAAGCCAGAGAGTAGGGGAGCTGGGCTTAGGGCCTGCTAATCCTGAAATCCTAACCTTCACATATGTGCTGGGCCCTTACGGGGGTGATGGCTCTGGTAGACGTAACCACTCGTCGCCACCCATTAACCGGACATATGTCGAGGGTCGAGAAAGACTGACCACATTTACTGAAAGAACTAAACTTTAAAGATCGCCCACTAAGAATAGTGACTTGGGAGTAGTTCCTACTTATCGTAAAAGCTCGAGAAATAAAGCTTGACAACCAGGAGATAGCTGGTATAGGTTAGTATATGGACGCACCACTACTGGTTAATTTTCGTACCCTACTCAGGCCTCATGGTCGCGGATTACCCCTGTGGGGATAAAACTGGGGAGGGCCGGTGGTGTAAGGCCAGATATACAGCCGCAAGAACTAAACTTTAAAGATCGATCACTGAGAACAGTGACTTGGGAGTAGTTCCCGCGTTGGTGTCCGCCAACAAGAATCGAGCTGCAGCGCGTAAGCACCGTTAACTCACCCTCTGCCGAGGGCAAACATCAAGACGAAAGTCAAGCTTTTTACCGCCTCTACCTTCCAGTTAGCTGGTATTGGTGGCCCCGGATGTTTGATAATGGCGTAAGGACTATGACTGCAATATTAAATGTTATGTATTGGTTGACTCGTCAGCCTCGAGATGGAGTTCCACTATAGATCACGGATTAAATACCCGGTGCATGCTCCTTCATGCTTGGATCGCGCGGCCACTTGCCAGCCAAAGGAGCTGGTTGTATCCCTAAGAATCACGAGACACGTGTTTGTTGGTTGCGGCGTTGGTATGACCACCGCGTACCGATTGGATATCAAAATGGTCGGATTATGTTGAGATTTTTCGTTGTATTTCAAGAATAGTGTTTAGTTAGCGAGATGCCAAAGTGGAGTAGCCCAACGATCAAGAGTAGCCCCCTGGCAATACCAGCAAGGACCATGCTTAGATCTGAAGCCGAACCCGACATCGCCCCTGTGAAAGCTGCAACACCAGTTAGAATTATGGCGTAGGATTGATACTATTTCACAAAGTTGCGGGTGGAACCCAACACAACCCCGAGGAGTCGAAGCGAGTTAATTTCGCATTGCATGGAGGATTGCAGTCGCTGGCTAGAACCCAGCACCCAACCACGAGAGGAGGAAGGGGCGTCTGACACTAACGTATTCCGTGACTAAAACTCATTGGTTTAAAGTGTCCTCCAACGGCTTGGGTTTGCCGTTGTTGTGAGAATTGCCCACTACAAATACAAGAAGAGGGAGGAGTCCCCACAGAATCCACTCTGGCGACCGGGAAAGACCGGTACAGCCGCGACTCATTTTGGGTCCCTATTGGGATCCATTGTTTGAAGCAGCAGGCTTCGCAGAGGCCTTTAACTCTGCGACTCATGCTGTGGAGGCAGCGCAACCTCCAAATCGCCTTGATGCTGGCGTCGATAGCATCCCGGCATACGCACTAGCGTTGTTGGACCTGGAGAGGTTAAACTCAGACGTTCCGTTAACCGCGCCCCGTGAATTTTGGGCATGTAGTGAACGTGTACGAAATGCTCTAGTCAAGGAGGAGCTATCGTACAAGGCGCAAATGCGCTTAGCCAATTCTGTGTTGTCGACACAGCGTGGGTGGGATAACAAGGCCCCACAAAAACGGGTTGGGTCACCCGTTAAACAAAACACCCCTAAGAAAGTTGGGTCTCTTTCTAAAGAAAAGACCACCCCAAGCCTCGCCACAAGGTTTGGTATTGGTGAGGAACGTCGAACCTCCCATAAAATCCGCCGCTGTTTCAGTTGGCGGATAGTGCAAGCCCAGCACTTAAAAGAAGTGGCAGAGAACACTAGTCTTTACGAGTGGTTGACTAGGAACACCAAGTCCAGTGGGTTCGCTGGCAAGTGGAGAGAGGCGGAGGTGGCGGCGCGGAAGATTGC